ATCGGGTATTCAGGCCTGAACCCCTGCAGGGCGAACCATTTCACTGTGTCACGGATGTTGGCGCCCTTGGAATTGTTGGTCAGCCGCGTGACCTGGATTTCGTACTGGCCGCGCGGAGACAGCGGCCAGGACGTCATCCGAAAGAACGGCGTCGACTTGTCTTCTTCGAAGGTCACCGTCTCAAGTTCGGTAAAGGGCGTGACGCCGACAAGACGTGCTTCCACCTTGAAGGAAACCGCTTTTGCTTCCGTCCCGCCACTGCTGAAGAAACCACCGTCGTCGTAACCGGCCAAGCCGTTTTCGAAGAACCAGATGATGGCGGCGCCGTCGACATCCCGAGACGTAAAACGGCTGACGGGTTTGTCGACAAATGGGCCGGTCGGTTCGCCGTAATCGTCCTGCTCCTGCTCGCGCACCAGCTCGACGCCCTGGCTCTCTTCCAGCACCTGCGTCGGATAGAGCGCAAAGGGCGCGGCGATCGGGACGCCGTTGCTGTCCTCGAACTCGACCTCATCGAACTTACTCAGATCCGTGCGACCGATCCTCGGCTTGCTGACCACCAGCGGTCCGTATCCTCGCAGCCAGATCGTGCGCATATACAGCCGGTCGCGAACCACCTCCGTATAGGTTCGCGCACCGAAGCGGGGCGCATAGCGAATCTTGCCCAGCACGAGCGGCACAGGCGCGTCGGGCGCGAACTCATTCTGCCAGCCGGACAGGATATAGTTAGGCTTCTCCTTCTTCTCGCCGTTCTGCGGGAACAGCGCATTGAGCAGGAGGCCGCCGGCTGTAACGAGGCCTGCGGTGATGAGCGCCTTGCCGAAAGCGCTGGTGACGCCGAGCAGTGTCGAAAGGGGCCCCGTCAAGGCAGTGGCCACGACGGACACCAGCAGCGACAGGACCGACCGCATGGCAGAACCGCCCGGGACGACGCGCACCACGACATGCACGCCGGCATTCGGCCGCACAACACCCCAGAAGCGGCGATCGACCATCCAGAAACCATCGCGGGTAACGAGGTCGACGCGGATGCGCTCAACGGGCGGCATAACCGATAGCCCCGTCGTAAGGATGTCCGCGATGGTCGAGCCGTAGGGCGCCGAAAAGTGGATGCGTCGCTCCACCGGATCGAATGCCGGCGCGATCGTCACCGGCACGGCTCCGCCATCCGGCGCGATGACCGGCAATGTCGACTTCGCTGTCGTCATGGTCAGATCAGGTCCTTGTGGCGGTAGAAGCCGGCGAGAGAAGACGCCCATCGGCCGGCATCAACACGCTCGACGATGGCGGCGCCGGCTTCCCGGTCGCTGTGCAGCATATGTCGGCGGTCGATCATAATGCCGATATGGCTGTCGTGTCGGCCGCGCCGGAAGAGCGCCGCATCGAATTCCTGCGGTCGCTCGACCCGGTGCCAATGCCCAGCGTCGATTTCGTCATGGACGAGGGCGTCGATATCCCTGACATCATCAGGCGACACACCTTCATAGTCCGGCAAAAGGATGTCTTTCTCCTGCCGATAGACGAGGCGCAAGAGCCCCCAGCAATGGCAGCCGGCCGCGCCGAGATCCTTGTCGAGATAGTCCGTTCCGACATAGGCGGCGCTCCAGTGCAGCGTCACGGATGCAGCCCCGGAAAGCGCTCTTTCGTTGTACGGTCGCGTGGGCATGGTTCCTCGCTGTCACCGTGCCGCTCGAAGGAAAGCGACACGCTTCCGCCGTCACCCTCGGCAGACGCGATTTCGAGACCGAGGAATTGCCGCTCGATGAAGTCAGGGCTGGAACGCATGACGACGGCAATGTCGATCGTCGCCATCTCATGGGTCGAGGTGAGGATTTCGGCGAGGCGGCTGTCGAGCAGGTCGAGCACAAGCGAGCCCTGCATCGGCGCATCCGTCGAATCGTCCGGCAGATCGACGCCGATGCTGATCGTCAGGAACGTCTTCTCCTCGCCGAGCCAGGTCGAGCGGGTGCCGTATTGCAGCGGTTCGTAGCTGACCACTTCGGTCGGGTCCGAGGAAACGAATATATCCTCGTCAAGATCCGGATGCCGGATCCACATGAGGATGACTTCATAGTCAGTCAGTGTCGTGCCATCCATGAGGCGGCGGGCATTCGGCGAAATCGCTCTCATACGGGCAACCTCATCAGCCGGAACCGGACCCGGTATTCCTCAACATCGATCTGCGACCGCGCCGGCAAGCCCTGGTCAGCGAACATCACCAGCATGGTCTCGCCAAACAGCAACGGAGCATCGTTCTCGTCGAGGAGCGGCACCCCATCCTCGTCAAGAATCGCGAAGCCGTCGATCAGTGGCGCCGGCATCGTGAACGGCAACGTGCCCTTCTTCAGGGTCTCGTCGTAGAACTTGTCGAAAAGCCCGAGCTTCCAGCGCTCGACCGAAATCGAATAGGGCACTTCATCGACGACAGCGGCGAAACGCTGGCGAACACGCGGCGGCCCGGCGTCAGGCCGGAACATGGTGCGCCCTTCGCCTGACTGCTCGGCATAGTCTGCACGCAGCGGCTCCGGCAGCTCGGAAGGCCAAGCGGGGATGGTCATAGTTTTCTCCGCGGCTTGCGTGCGCCCATGGACCTAAGCGTCTTGTTCGCCGGTGAGCCAGTACGGCCCATCTCTCGTGAAATGGCCTTCGAGAAGGTGACGTTCACTTTCTCATTGCCGTAATCATCCTCCTCCTCTTCCACGTCGGTCTGATAGCCGGGCGGTGGGTTGATGATGTTGAATTCTCGCTTCACGATCTGGCGGGGCTGCGAAGCATTCCCGCGCGTGTGGTCAGTCACAGTTTCGCGCGGGTGCATCATTGCGAGGAACCCGCCTTTGCCGTCGAGGCCGCCGGAGCGATTCCCCATCCCGGTATTGCCGCCGCCGTCGAAGCTGGGCATCCCCATCAGCCAGTTCGAATAGGTCGTGTTCGGCGCCCAGAAGGCACTCGTCGGGCTGACGCCGCCGAACATGCTGCCGAGACCGCCGAGTAGGTTGTCGAAGAGGCCGCCCGAGCCTTTGCCGCTGGCACCGATGCCGACCTGCGACAAGGCATTGCCGACCTTCCCGAAACCGGAGCCCAAAACACCGAGATCCTGTGTCGCGGTACCGACCGAGCCACCGAAAGATTTCAACGCCTCCTCGGCCCCGGCGAGCCGGCCCGTGAAGTTATGCGCCGCCTCCGGGTTCGCCCACGAGAAACCCGACGGCCGCTCGAAGCCGGCAAAGGCTGCAGTAGCGCCCCGGACATCCTTCGACGCAAGCAACGCCTGCCATGCGCGGTTCTCCGGCCCCATAAGTTCCGAATAGGCGAACTCATGCTGCGCCAGTGCATTCGACAGGTTGCCCTTGCCGCCGATCGCCGCGAAAAGGCTGTTACGTCGGTCGTTGTGCTGGTAAAGGCCGTACGCGTTGCCGCCGTCGCCGACTGCAAGCGGGTTGAAGGCGCTCTCAGCTTTGATGTTGCCGAGGATGCCGGCGACCTGGTGATCGGCCAGACCCTTCGATTTCCAGAAGCTCCACGCCGCCTGCGCGCCGCCGTTCGGGCCCGTTCCATCCGATCCCGTCATGACCGAAGCGAACGGATTGTTGCCATTGGCGGCCGCCTGCATGCGGGTCACCCCGTCCACCGGCGAGAATCCGGACACGCCGCCATTCACTACGACCGTGGCCGCGGTCACCTGCATGCTCGCCACGTTGCGCAGCGCCGGATCCAGCGGCATCTTCCCGCCTGTCAGGGCCGAGAAGAAGCCCTTCGCGCCGCCGATATTGTCGAGCGTTGTGTTCGTATCGCCGAAAATGGCGTTCTTCAGTGGGTTCGCAATGGCGAGCGTCAGGAACTCCTTGTTGATATCGCCGAGGATGGATTTCGCCATGTCGTCGAAATCCTTGAAGCCATCAGCCATTCCGTCGGTGATCCGGTCGATTGCCGAGCGGCCGATATCGCCAACTTCGCGCCAAGTGTCGCCATACTGCTTCGCGATCTCGATGGAGCGCAGGATAGCTGCGTTCTGGCCATCGAGGTCGACCGGCATGTTGTACGAGCGAAGCTGCGCTGCGATGTTCGCCTCGCG